ATGGTAAACACCGATTTTAAAATAACTGATAAGTTTAAATGGACTGTAAGTTTTTCAAGTGTTTATCAACTGAACCAAACATTTTTGAATTGGCAAGTATTAACAGGAACTAAAGTATTGTTATGATAAAAAAGTTAATATTATTATTATTACTACCTCTTTCGGTATTTGGGCAGATGACTTATACCCAATCCTCAACAACTTATTTTTATGAGTCAACCACAGGAACTGATCTAACATTGGGGGATGACCAAACTATAACCAATTTACCTATTGGTTTTACTTTTAATTATTGGGGAACTGATTTTACAACAGTCAATATTTGCTCAAATGGGTGGATATCATTTACCAATACGGGTGGTAATATTGTAGGAGGTTCACCAAATAATGTAGTAAGTAATGGTATTCACGGAAACGCTATGGATTTGTTTCCAATAACAGGTTATTTTGTAAGATACCAAACTATTGGTTCATCACCAAACCGAAAATTTGTTGTAAGTTATCATATAGGGTATTATAGTTGTAATTCCAATACAACCCTTTTTACTGATTTTCAAATCGTATTATCTGAAACCACAAATTTAATTCAAATAAATATTAGTTCACATCCCGGTTGTTCTTCGGGAGCATCACTTCAAGGAGTTTCAAATAACAATAATTCACTAATAGTAACAACAACTGGTAGAAATGGGATTAATTGGAGTCCAACTACAAATTCATCGGTTATCTTTACACCTTACATACCCTTCACACATTCAGGTATTATACTAACCGAAAACGATGTTCCTGTTCCAAATATACTTACAAAAATTTTTAAAAGAAGTTCTACATTAGGATTATCAAACACAATGAATGTTAAAATATTTTCAACACATGGTGGTAATGGAAATACTTCTCAATACATTGCTCACCCAACAGTTACTGCTGATTTTGATAAACTATTTAATACATCATTTTCTAATACACAACTTAGATGGAATTCAACATTACCCACAACCACTTGTTTAAATTTTACAACATTTACAACTCTTACTGGTGCGGGTGCTACTGTACCCAATAATGGTGATTTCTATTCAGTTGAAGTTACGGGAACATTTATACCCGCAGTAACTGGGACTTATTCCTTTGGTATAAATTCAGATGATGGAAGTGATTTATTTATTGGTGGAACTTTTGTTGTTAGTTACTATGGTGGACATGGGATGAGTGGGCCGATATATGGTAATATAAATTTGGTAGCGGGAACACAATATACCTTCAGAGCAAGGATGCAAGAATTTGGTGGGGGCGATGGATTAGCAGTTGTATGGAAAAGACCAGGACAATCCACCTACTCTTTACAAACATCAGAATTGGGGGTATTAACACCTACATTTACTCCTTGGACACAACAAACCACATCCACAACAAATGCACAAGGACAGTATTCTTTTTCACAACCTATAGCAAATGGAGATGAGTGGTATATTGAAGTTGTAATTCCAACAACAACCTCAAACTTATCTTCTGCTGATTTTATAGGAGTTGATGATATCGTATTACAAAAAACACCAATCAAGTCTTATCACTACCACAAATACGAATTGAATGGTGATAATAATATTACGATTGGTGATATAAACACATTAATTAAAAGAGTAAACGGAACACCCTATACTAAAAGAACCTTACTATTCACAAACTCACAATGGACAACTTTAACCACCGGCACAACTGATTTAAGAAGTTCAATACCCGGCGTTCAATCTACCTATACTTTTACTCCTTTGAATGGAGGAACAACTAATCTATATTTATTATCACCAGGATTTACAAATCAATCAACTTTAACTTATTAAAAGGAGAAAACAATGAACACAATAGTATGTTATTTTATTTCAAGCGTTATCACACTTGCTCATATGAATGGGGTGCCCGATACAAAACTAACTTATGGTGCAAAACAAATCGTTACTGAATTGGTAAACGATAAGTACGCACTTTGCGATGATGGTAGACCAATAACTGTAGAAATATTATCAATTGAAGCACCAACAAAAGGTATTAGAGTAGGCCCATTTGAATTCAAACAAAAGAAAACTATCGTAAAAACAAAAATAACGATGGACGGTAAGGAGTATTTTGGGGAAGGTTCAAACAAAACATCGGTATCTTCTACAATTCTACAATTACAGGATGAAAACCTACCATTTGAAAGAACCGAATTTAGTTCTGCTTTAAGAAAATCATTAGAATCATCATTTAAAAAATAAAAAAAGGAGTAAATATGGAATTATTAGTTATATTAGTTGCTGGTTTTTTGTTTATGTTCTTCAATGAACTTGAAGATGAGTGTATTTCAAATAATTGGAAAGGTAAGTATGAAAAGTGGAATACAAAAAACTCTTGGAAGGGCAAGTGGAAATTAGATAAAGATGGCAACCCAATGCCATATGAAAAAAAATGGTATCATTTTGGAGTTCCAATGCCTAAAGCAGAAAGATATCCTTATGGTTCAACCCTATTTGTAGGGTTTAGTGATGCAGAACACTTTTTTCAAATGATGAAAGTTCTTTCTGTGTGTTTTGGGTTTGCTGTTTATGGGTTTTGGCCGGCAGCCTGTTTTTTTGTAGGACATATTTTATTAGGTGTAGCAAAAGAAACTGTTTTTAAATCTTTTTTAAGATAAAAACGATATTTATATAAGTAACAAAACGAAAGGGTATTTATGGACATTAACAAATTAAAAGGGCATATTCCTGATGGGGTGCTAGCACAAATTCCATCTGTTATGACCACATTCAAAATTGACACACCACTTAGATTATCACACTTTTTAGCCCAATGTGGACACGAAAGTGCTGGTTTCAAAGCCGTTCAAGAAAATCTAAACTATGGAGCTAAAGGTTTATTGGGTATTTTTAAAAAATATTTCCCAACCGAAGCTAAAGCTTTACAATACGAAAGAAAGCCTGAAAAAATTGCTAACTTAGTATATGGTGGTAGAATGGGAAATGGTGATGAAGCATCAGGTGACGGATATAAGTTTAGAGGTAGAGGTTACATCCAACTAACAGGAAAAAGTAATTATACTGCTTTTGGTAAAGCAATTAACGAAGATATAGCTGCTAACCCAGATTTAGTAGCAACAAAGTATCCATTATTATCAGCTGCTTGGTTTTGGTCAAGCAATGGATTAAACACTATCGCTGATAAAGGTGCGGATGATGCAAGTGTAACATCTGCTACAAAGAGGGTGAATGGTGGAACAATTGGTCTTGCTGATAGAATTAAACACTTTAAAGAGTATTACGCATTACTTAAATAAAAAATGAAATTTCCAATATCATTTGAAGATTTTATAAAAGACCCCATCAAAGCCATTATGTTTTTGGTTTTGGTGGGGATCGTTTTTCTTTATATTGATAATAGAATGGTTTATAAAGAACAAATAGAAACTCAGAAAGTTAGAATTAATAAATTAGAGCAGGATGTTGAAAAATTACAACAAACTGTGGTTAAATTAGTAGAAGAATGCGATTAGAAAAGATTTACATATTATTAATTGCCTTTGTTGGCGGGGTGGCTGGATATAATTTAGGATATAGAGTTGCTGAAAGTGATTTTGTAGCTACAGAATCCGCTTTGCTAGATAAAATATCTTCGTTGGAATGGGAGGTTGAAAATATCTATGAAGAAAAAGAAAAAATAATTGAGGAAGAATTTATCAGACAGAGTGATTCAGTACACACCCCCACAAAAAAAATAAAATACAAAAAAGCTCAAAAAGCAAAAACAAAAGTTGATTCTTTAGAATTTGTTGTTGAAAAAAAGATTGAAATGATACGTTTGAAAAAATGGAATGACAGTATAGAAGAACATTTATTAAGAACGGAAATACAAAGATTAAAGAAAGACTAATATGACAAGTAAATTACAAATACTTACTAATCCGTTGATATTAACAATAACATCCATATCCGGCTTATGTGCTTTTATATGTAGTTATTTTCTTAATCTATATATGAACAATCAAGACCAATATACCGCAGTAATTGGTGTAATGTTTTTAGATGGTATATTTGGAATAATAGCCGGTTCAAAAAAAGAGGGATTTAAAACACGCAAAGCCCTAGGTGTACTAAGAAATACTTTTGTTTGGATAATGATACTATCCGCAATACTAATGGTGGAAAAGGGTTTTAGTGGCACGGGTTGGTTGAGTGAAGTAATTGTTGTTCCATTTATGGTGTTTCAGTTAGTAAGTGCACTTAAAAACGCATCAATGGCAGGGTATATAAAGATGAGTTTGTTAAATGAGATACTTGATAAAATAGATAATCACAAAGGAATTAGAAAGGTATAATATGGGATGTGGGTGCGAACAAAATAAAAAACCTTTAAAAGAGGCTTTGGTAGTAACAAAGGATAATTTAAGAGACCAAGCCTATAATGCTATCTACAATACACCGATATCGTTTACATATCAAAACAAAGATACAGGTGGTAGAAGTAATGCATCATATCAAAAGGCGTTGAATAGAAAAGAAAAAATCGGCAAACCCGTATCTGATACTGATAAAGATAAGATGGTAAAAGAATTAATACCATTCCTTGCTTATTTATACAAAAAGCATTTGAAAGCAATAGTGAAAGAGGGTAATAATAAACCAACCATATCTAAATTTATAAAAGAAAATATTAGGATTAAAAAAAATGGCGACGTGTTCCTCAAAACTAAAGGGTGAAACTGAGCAAGAATTTAGAAAAAGATGTGGTGGATACACCTATGCTTTTCCAATAAATATCTTTCAGAAAAAAGAAGAAGAACCCCCTGCCGAAGAACCACCACCGGCAGCTGAACCCACACCACCACCACCTGCACCTGAAGGTGGTATAGAAGAAGCAAAACATACCAAAGGTGGTATATACAAAGGTAAATTAAAGATTGGTGGAGTGCCTGTACCTGTTGAGGTAGAAATGGTTGGTGTTGATAATAGAACCCGTAGTTATTTGGTAAGAGTAATCCATATTGATAAACAATATTGGAGTAAGTTACCAAAAGATGGTATAATCCCTATTCCATCTCGTATTTTTGATATACCAGGCGGTGGTTGGGCTAAACTAAAAACACCATCGGTATTTGAGAACCAGAAGTATTACGATAAGTTGAAAACGATTGAAACTATGGTAATTGAACTTTTGAAAAAAAGAATAAAAGAAGATTGGACGAATAAATACAAAAAATCCATAGATTGTAATAATCCAAAAGGATTTTCCCAAAAAGCACATTGTGCGGGGAGAAAAGCCAGACAGAGGGGTGAGGATACCAAATCAAGTCCAGTAAAATAAATTTGGATAATTAAACTTTCTTTCGTATATTTATAGGTATGAGAAAAGTTTTAAGAGTATTTGATTTGGATGATACCCTCGTAAAGACATCATCAAAAATTAAGGTAATCCATTCAGATGGCAAGGAATCCATGCTTACACCAGGTGAGTATGCTGTTTATAAAGAAAAACCTGGCGATAAGTTCGATTTTGGGGAATTCAACAAACTCCTACAAGAACCAAAACTAATTAAAAAGAATGTAGATTTACTGAAAAAGATGCTTTCAGACCCATCCAAAAAAGTAACTATATTGACTGCCAGGACTTTAGGATTTCCAATTAAGCACTTTTTTAAAACACAATTAGGTTTGGATGTGTATCCTGTTACATTGGGTAGTAATAATCCACAAGATAAAGCAGATTGGATTGAAAAGCATATAGAAAAAGGATATACTGATATTGCTTTTATGGATGATTCACCATCAAACATTCAGGCGGTAAATAAACTTAAATCAAAATACCCAAATGTAAATCTTAAAACAAAATTGGTTGTAGACCATTTTGCTCCTGAGAAAAAAGTTCGTATATTTGAATCATTGGTTCAATCAAAATTTAACGATTTATTAAAAGTTTTTTAATATATATAGTATGGTAAACGAATACGAAAAAAAGGCAATGGATGATACTTTGGAGATAGTCCTAAGTAGGAAGCGTGGAATTGCGGATTATAAAAAACTTGTAATCCCACATTTAGTTGATTTTTATCTAAAGCACGAAGAATACGAAAAACTCCAACAGTTGAAAAACTTTACCGACAGGATGGAGAAACTAAATGAAAATAAAAGTAAAAAAGCTAAAGTATGAGGTAGATTCCGGCGGAACTGGCCAAACCCATATTATTTATGTATTGGACAGGTCTAATCGTCCAATATTAGCGGAGTTATGTAACGAAAACGAAATACCAATTTACCTAAACAAATATCAGAAAAAATTTGATATACCCAATGGCAAAATTATATATTCATAATGATGATATCCATTCGTTCAATGATGTCATTCTAATACTATCAAATATGTTTGATTACCCACTAAATCAATGCGCAAGTATTGCTCACATAATTCATACAACCGGTGATTGTTGTATAAAGGAGGGTAATTATGATGAATTGTTTAACTATCAAAATAAACTAAACTATTTAAGGTTTGAAACGGAGATAAAAAATGAGCGTAGAAAAAGAGCAAAAAAGTAAGGGTTTGGGAGATACCATTGCAAAGGTAACATCAGCAACCAAATTAGATAAGTTGGCTGAAAAAATAGCCCATATTGCAGGACACGAAGATTGTGGGTGTTCTAAAAGACAAGAAACCCTAAATAAGTTGTTTCCATACAAATAACCCAACTGTCCAATAAATTGGACACTTTTAGGTAAAAATGTGGATAACTTTTTGAAAAAAGGCTTGGAAATATAGGTTTTCTGTTGTATATTTACTATGTAATGATTGATAAACTAACCCCCCAAATTGTGAAAAAGGCCACTTTTAAGGTTATTTTCCCCACGAACTATGAGTTCGCTAATCCCAATAGTAAGGTTGAAACCTCCTATGAGATTGAGTATTCCACCCCTTTAGAGTTAAAGAAACTCTATCAGGAAGCCCGCCAGGTGTGGTCTGAATACTTTGTAGAGGCTTATACGGATACTTTTGTGATGTCGGATTCCCACACCTATCAGGAAGAAATCCAAAAACAACTGATGGCCGCTGAATGGTAATTTAAGATTTAACCTAAATTTAATATTGAAAGTTTGTAAATATAGGTTTTCTGTTGTATATTTACTATATAATGATTGATAAGTATTCCCCAATTACTATGAAAAACGAAAATGTTCGCCGATTTGTTCACCTCCAAGAGAAGGCTAATCTTATGATTGAGACCTATGGTAGGTGTTCTGATGATATTGCTAACGAATTAGAAGAATTGGGAGATAAACTCTCCCCCGAAGAAATTAAGGAAACTTTACGAATTTGGCAGGAAATGCATACCCTGCCTTATGGTGATGATGATTTTTAAATAAAAAACAAAAAAAACAATATGAAAAAACTAATCGCAATTTTGATGCTTGCTGTAACAGTTATGGCTTGCTCAAACAACCAAACCACCACAACCGAAACTACAGGTGAGCCGGTAGATTCAACTCTTTTCCAAAATACTGTGGAATTGGGTGGTGGTGTTGATACTACTGCTGTAGCACAGTAATCAACTAAGTCAGGTGGCGGTATTGGTTATGGCCCGCTCAGAAATGAGAAAGCACAGGTTCGAATCCTGTCCTGACTACACGTTCCGAAACAAGACAACGGATAGTGTGCTCTACACGATGAGAAACGGAGTGATGTCCGTATGAGACTGCTGATAGGACAAGGTTCTATTTAGATTGACTATCTACTGAAAGAGGGAATAAATAGTAACCCAAATAGTCTATTCCTAACTCAAGAAATTGAGGACAGCCACAACACCTGTAAGTTGGATAAATTAGGGTGTTACTTAGTCAGGTGGCGGAATTGGTAGACGCACACAAGATGGGGAAGGCATAATAATTGCGAAAAGTCAGTACCCTACAACTTGTTATAGAATTACAGGTTCGAATCCTGTCCTGACTACTAAAGATTAATGATATGAGTTTAGATTGGAAACAAGTTTATATTGAAATGGGTTCTCGTGATAAAAAAACAAAGAAACTCAAATATTACAATGTTACATCTTTTAATCACAAACGATTTACCTGCAATTGTCCTGCGTATGAGTTTGGTAGGGGTTCGGAGTGTAAACATATTAAAAATTTAAAAAGAAAATTATCTATTGTGTAGTGTTAGTTGTTGTTTAAAAATAAAAAGAAAGGAAAATTATTATGGAAATTATTTATTTCGCGTTAGGGTTGGTTATAGCTTTGGTGGTTGCTGAGGTTTTGGCCTGGTTTAGCGTAATTAAAGTGTTTAATCGTTATTCTAAAAATATAACCGATATTCAGATAAAAAATGAAGAACTTATTCGCTCTTCAAAAGAAGAATTACAACTCCTAAATCTTAGGGTTGATAATTTAGAAAATCAAATCTATAGAGATATAGATGAGGTTCACACTAGAATAGGTTCAGAAGCCGAAAGGATTGAGAGAGGAATTGATTTTCGTATAGATAAAACCTCTAAAGATATAGATGAGGTTCACACTAGGATAAGTTCGGAAATTGAAAGGATTGAGAGAGGAATTGATTCTCGTATGGATAAATTTGATTTAAAATTAAAAAAAGATTTACTTAAAGGATAAAATTAACTAACAACAACTACACCGCACAATAGATATTTTTATATGGCAAATACAGTATTTAATTACATCACTATCAACAACGCTGATGGGAATGTAGTAGAAAAAATTAAAGAAATTTTCAAATCCACTAATGAAGACCCATTTGAAACAACATTCACAGTTGAATTGGTAAATGCTCTTTTTGATAATATATGGCCTAATGGTAATGATGATTATGATAGAAGTTGGGTAGAAAACAAATGTGGAGCAAAGTGGTTTAATGGGTATGTGAGTGATTATGGTGATGATGGAACTATTACGATAAATATAGATTCCGCATGGGACCCCATTTTTGGTTGGGTTGAAAAATTAGCAGAGGTATTATCTAATATCAAATCCGATGTTTGGATTCAAAACAAATTTGAAGATGAAGGTTACAACTTTGCCGGAGTTCATTTAATAGCAAAAGATTATTCTTCAGATGAATATATTGAAATGGAAGATTGGGATGTAGATAAATTTTTTGAGGGTGGTGAAGAATATAATTTATATTGTGATAAACTGTCAAATATGATGGATGAAGAAGTTGATGCATATTTTGAATATTTAAAAAGTATAGAAAATGAGTAAGACAATTTTTTGTGATATTGATGGAACGCTTGTATATCAGGTTCCATTTGAAGAAATCAACCTGACAACAAGTATGGCTTTGCCGGGAGTTGTAAAAAAAATGAATGAGTGGTATAATTCCGGTTATTATATTGTATTGACAACCGCTAGACCCGAAGAATACGAACTTATTACTAAACAAGAAATGATGAATTTGGATATTCCATACCACCAATTGGTAATGGGTATTGGTAGGAGTGAGAGGGTATTAATTAATAATAAAAGTGTAAAAAACCCAACCGAAAAAAGGGCAACTGCTATTGAGGTTGAAAAAAATGGTGGGTTTAATGATATTGATATTTAATTTATATGGAACTACCCAATGTAAAAAATGTAAATAAGGGAAAAAAGCGTTTAAAGAAACACCATTTCAAACCAAAGGATATGGTGGCATATAAATGGTATGCTGAAAAAGAGGTTGGGTATATTATGGAGTGTTATCACTCATCCGATGGGTGGGCCTGTTATAAAATCAAATCAGCGAGCAAACCTGGATGTATTTATTCCGATATGCAGTTGGATGACCCAGAAGACCCATATTGTTACATATCATCCGTTTTGACGAAATCAATGACGGGTGGTGAAAAGGAGTTAGTAAAAAAAAGAATTGAATGGAGTGAATCCAAAAATTTACCTAATAATAAACCGATTGTTGAGAAAAAAGCAGAAAAGGTTGTTGTTGATAAGAATGAACTAAAAAGGGCTATTGAAAAACAAAAAGATTTTATTAACGGAAAATTTTGGTAATTTAAAAATTATTTTGTATATTTATCAAAAAAACAAAAGGAGTTATGATGAACTATAAACCAATGAATGATTATGTGCTTGTCTTAGTAAACAAACACGATGAAAAAACGCAGGGTGGATTGTATAAACCTGAAACTGCAAGAGAAACAATGAGTGGAAAGGTTGTTGCAGTTGGCGATGGATTATTTACTCAACAGGGGGTAAAGATACGTATGAAACTAAAAGTAGATGATGAAGTTCTTTTAGATGGAACAGGCACTCAAATCAAAATTGATGGAGTAAAATACAATCTATATCGTGAAAGTGAAATTTTGATGGTAAAACTATCAGATAATTAATATTATTGTTTCATATGTTGGGGTCTCAAAAGGGAACGGTTTTACAAAATGGTTATGTGTTAGGAAAGGGGAGAGAACCTCTTGGACTGACAGAAAATCAGATTAGGTATGCTATGAAAAATACCACATCTAATCGTCAAGCCGCTCTCTTTTTGAGAATTTCTTTTAATGGATACAAAAAATATGCATTACAATATATTGATTCCGAAACAGGCTTATCTTTGTGGGAATTACAAAAGTTAAATAGAAATCAAACTCCACGAAAACCAAGAAAGAAAACAAAAGCCCATAAACTTATAAACGATATTTTTGAGGGTAAGTATCCAGAGTATTCAATCCGGTCTTTAAAAACAAGATTATCAAAGATTGGACATACTTTAGACCCACCATTTGAATATTGTTGTCATGTTTGTGGGTATAACGAAAGAAGGTTGAGTGATGGTAATATACCTTTGATATTAGACCATTTAGATGATGATTGGAAAAATCATCGTAGGGAAAATCTTAGGTTTATCTGCTTTAATTGCTACCACAACAACAGGGGTAACATTAGGGGAACTCAACCACAATTCAGAATAGAAAGATTAAAACAGCATATCCTAAACAAAATAATGAACGAAGTAAACCAAAAAACAAAAGGAGAATAAAGTTATGAAAGGAAAACAAATCTTTCACGGTAAAGAATCCCGTGAAAAACTACTTAAAGGAGTAAACGAACTAGCGGATGCAGTAAAAGTTACATTAGGACCTAAGGGCCGGAATGTAATCATTCAGCGAGATGGAACACAACATATCACCAAAGACGGTGTTACGGTTGCCAAATCGGTGGAGTTTTCTGATAATACTATTAATATTGGTGCGCAAGTAATCAAAGAAGCAGCACAACAAACTGCTGATAAAGCTGGTGATGGAACTACCACATCCACCGTACTTGCTCAATACATCTTTAATGAGGGTATGAGTGAGATTGAAAGGAGTGGAGCAAACCCAATTCATTTAAGAAGGGGGATGGCAGATGCTGCTGATAATATCATTAATAATCTATCTAAAATCTCTATTAAGTTGGAAGATAATGATAAGATTGAAAGTGTTGCAGCAATATCCGCAAATAACGACACCAAAATTGGTTCTATGATTGCTGATGCGGTAAAAGAAGTTGGTAGGGATGGTGTAATAACGGTAGAAGAGGGAAATCAATCAGATGATGAACTAATTGTTGTAGAGGGATTACTATTTGATAAGGGGTATTTATCCCACTATTTTATGAATAATCGCCAAAAGTTGAACTGCACATTGGAATCACCAAAGGTTCTTTTGTTTGATGGTAAAATTAATAAGATGGATGATATTCTTCATCTATTGGAAAATGTATCCGCAAAAAATGAATCCATTGCTATCATAGCACACGAAGTTGAAGCAGAAGCATTGGCTACGATGGTTGTGAATGCTGCAAGAGGAACACTAAAGTGTTTGGCGGTTAAAGCACCGGGGTTTGGAACTGAAAGAACCGAAATCTTACAGGACATGGCGGCTCTTTGTGGAACTACTGTGTTTGGTGGTGTGAATGGTGATTTAGAAGATGTAACCATTGAAAATTTGGGTAATTGTGATAAAATAGTATCCGATAAGCAGGAAACTGTAATCATTGGTGGTAAAGGTTCTCAAGAAGAAATCAATCAACGAATTGAAGATGTGAAAACCGAAATCAGTAAATCTAATTCCGATTGGGAAAAGGAAAAATTACACAAACGATTATCCAAACTATCAGGCGGTGTTGCTGTAATTAGAGTTGGAGCACAGTCCGAAGTGGAAATGAAAGAAAAGAAAGACCTGTTTGATGATGCTATCCTTGCTACGAAAGCAGCAATGGAGGAAGGTATTGTAGCAGGTGGTGGTGCAGCATTGATTCATTCGGCAAAAGGGTTGAATCGGGATGGAAAATCGGATTATGATATTGGGTATAATATTGTAGTGAACGCGTGTTCATCTCCAATGGAAGCAATCCTACAAAATTCAGGATGTGAACCACTACCAATCATTGATAGTGTTAAAACCGCCGAATCAAATACTTATGGGTATAATGTAATGGAAGATTCATATACTGATATGGTTGAAAATGGTGTAATTGACCCTACAAAGGTTGTAAGGACTGCATTGGAAAAAGCAGTTTCAGTTGCTGGGACTCTATTGACAACCGAATGTATGATTGTCAATGAACCTGAAGAAAAGCGTGAACCGAAAACTGACCAAGTATAGTTTAAAGTGTAAATATATCCAAATGGAGTTAGAGGATATGCAATCAGATTTTGATTCTTATCTAAACAATTTTAACTCTTTTTTTGGGCAGTTTATGCGCGAAGATAAAAAAAATGAATCTGGGGGAGATTCAAAAGATGGTGTTACGGAGTGTTGGGTGAATGAGGAAACGGGGGAAGTTAGACCTGATGAACCCAACACATCCGAACCATCAAAACCAAAACCCCAAATTGAAAAAAAGGTTGATAGTAAGTATAAAAAGTTATTCAAAACTATATCTATAAAAGCCCATCCTGATAGAGGTGGAAGTGGTGATGATTTTTTACGATTGAAAAAGGCATACGATGGTGATAATCTTATAGAAATGGTTGAATTGGCTGTTAAATATGATATAGAGTATGAATTGGATTCCGATGATGAAATACTTATTGAAAAAAACATCAAAGGGTATGAGAGTGAAATTGATAATATAAAAAAATCTTTGGCATGGATATGGTGTACATCAACAAATCCACAAGATAAAATTAACATAATCAAAAGTGTTGAAAGACAAATAGGAAAAGAAATACCATTAGAAAAAATTAATTTGGAGAGTATATGAGTTTTGTGATTGTAAAATACATTAAGAAGAATGTTCCGGTAATTTTATTGGATGGGCATGGTGAAGTTTGGGAGTTTGAAAATGAAGAGTCGGCAGAGTATTACGCAGCTGTATTTGAAACTAATTCCGATTCGGGTTACAAATATGAAGTAAAAGCAGTTGGAAAAATTCACGAAGAACAAAATTAAACTATTTATTCATATGGACAAAATAATATCAACTATTAAAATTAAGGGTAATGATGATTTACAAGCTACATTATCATCTCTTTTTTCAAATCCTAAATCAAACGATTCCGATTGGTTGTTAAGCCAATTTTACGAATCAATTTCAGATGTAGACACTAATTGTGTTGGCAGTTGTTCTGCTGAATTGAATAGTGTATTCATTGGTGATGAATCAATGTTGGTTCTATCATCCAACAGCGAATTTCCCCATAATTTAGTAGATAGGATGTGTGAAATATTCAAAGAAATTGATGAGGATTTTGAAATAAGAGGAACATACGAACATATGGAATATATTTGCGCGGGTGCTTACTACGCAACATCTATTGGTTCAGTTTCTACTGAAAAGCAATTGAGTTCTTTGATGAGTAAAGAAGATTATGAGTCTGTTGATACGATTGAATCAAAAATCTTCTCCATTAAAGATACATTGCTAGAAGTATGTATTGAAGAATTGGATTCTCAATCCATTATGAGATATGATGGTGATTACAATTGGGATGATAATTGGAACGATGAGGTTTATGAAATAAATTCAGATGATGATGATATACCTGATTGGTTGATTGATGAGGATGACGATGAAAATAGAAAACATTATGAGGATTAATACTATGAAAAAACTAATATTATTATTATTACTACCATTATACTCTTTTGGACAAGGGAGAGATAGTGTGTATATCAAAAACCAAATCTTTGAAATGGTTTATTCGGAAGTTTTGGAGCAACCAAAATGGATTAAGTACAGGGTTCAATGTGCTGAAAATTCAGTATCTCGCAAAGGATTGGATTTCTATAAAGAAAAATCATACCATACATCCGATAATGGGGATTATGTGGCGAATGAATGGGATAAAGGGCATATGGCTCCGGCGGCAGCGTTTGGGTGTGATATAAACTTACTCAAACAAACATTCACTTACTTAAATTCGGCTCTTCAACATCAATCCTTAAATAGAGGTCCGTGGAAAGAGTTGGAAGAATCTGAAAGGGTGATGAGGCAGAAGGCAGATGATATTAATATCTATATCAGAGTAGATTTTGAACCACCACTTAAAAAAGTATCAGGTGGTGCTACTATTCCATCTGGATTTTATAAGAAGATTCATTCAACAAAGTTGGGTGTATGCGATTGTTATTATTTCAACAATACCGCACCGGCAACATCAGATGTAAGTAAATTTAAAGTTAAGTGTGAATAATTACTTTATACAATCATTGTTTTGGAATACTAAAATAGATGCAATCGTTGGTGTAACGATGAAAGTGGCTTTTACAATGAAACAAATGGGTGCTCCATTTATATATAAGCAATTTGGTATATTTGAAGAATAAGGAATGGTTAAAGTAGTTTGCGGATTACTTAGAAACGAAGATAAGGTTTTAATAGGAAAAAGATTAGATACCAACCCAAATTGGGGTGGATATTGGGAGTTTCCTGGTGGTAAGGTAGAGGATGATGGTGAAACGGAGTATGAAGCCTTAATTAGAGAGTTCAGAGAGGAATTTGGGATAGAAATACAACCATTCCACCAATTTAAATCTGCTGTGGGGGATGGTATAGAGTTAATACCCTTTATATGTGATTTTGTATCAGGAAAAGCCTCTCTTGGAGCGCATACGGAGATTAAATTCGTAGAGATACCCAACCTAAAGCAGTACACCTTTACACCTCTTACAAAGGATATTTTAACCTCTGTGGTGGGTTCTTATGGGGGGTTCTTTAGGAAAAAGAGGGTTAAATAAGAACTGTCCAATAAATTGGACACTTTTGGGTAAAAATGTGGATAAATTTAACCTAAATTTAATATAAAAGGCTTGGAAATATGGGTTTTCTGTAGTATATTTACTATGTAAGATGATTGATATGGAAACGAACCTAATGAGTTTTGAGAAGCCCCTTCGGGTATTTGTTCAATTGGTGGTAATTGGTGTGCTGGGTTATTTGACTGTGTTGTCTTATCAGTTGATATCGGTTTTTTATCTAATTACCCAATTAATCGATTATATTATTAAATAATTTTAAAATGGTAGAACTATTGAATGACTTTGGTTTTTCAACCAAAGAAGAGTATTATGAGTATATTTTGGAGAGTATCCATAATGGACAGCATAAGCAGGCCAAAAACCTTTTCAACCAATTACCCAATGATGGTATGACGGGGGAGAGGGCTCAATTTTTTTGGTGGATTGAGGATAAATTTGAGTCCGGACTTGAAAAAGTTACTCATTTGAAGGAGTACTTTAATGGTTAATTTTTCAGTCAAAAAACTTAACGATAATTTAATATACAAAATTTGGAAATGTAATACTTCTGTATTATATTTACACTATATTTATTGCTGATATATGAAAAAACTAAAATACAAAAAACGGACATCTATATCTAATTGGACTGGGGCTCAAAAAAGAGTTTTATCCGAGCGTATTTTTCGGTGGTGTAAAAACAATATGGGTATTAATGGTAGGTATAAAACGCCAATATCCCTATCTGTTATTCGAAATCAATATGAACCCCAAACTTATGGAGCATTTGACCCCGATGAAAATCAGGTTATCATTTATCACAATAGGATTCGTAGTTTAGAACGCTTGATAACCACTATCATACACGAATATCAACACTCTCTTCAGCCTGTGAAAACCTACTATGGTATATATTCGGTTGTATATGGGTATTGGAAAAATCCGTTGGAGAAAGATGCTAGGCGGGCAGAAAAGAAATATTATAAAAAAGTTTTTGATTACCTAAATAAATAATAAAAAATACTATATGAATAAATTAAACACATTTTTCTATCTAATTATAGAATTATTTTTTGCTGCATCCTCCGTATTTATGGCAGGTTTGTTCGGTTATCTGATTTATATCATAATGAAACCACTACTATCATTGATGTAAAAATGACGCAAATCAATCCCGAATATTACGATTCAGACCCGTTTAATATGAAAAAAAGTAAATTTAGGCCTTTTAAGGACACTCGCTCATTTAGTGTAAAAGCTAAAGACTTTGGACAATCTCTTCTGTTTTGGAAAGGTAGAAAGAAAGGTACGATTTATACTCGTGATTTGGAGTGGGATGATATTCGTTATATTTTCTTTCCAAGAAGATTTTCTGAAAAGTATGGTTATTTAGGTTCTGTGCCTGATTACAACAACTATGATAAAGTTATGGTCCCATTGGTTTTGGCTATGGACTATGAAGCAAAACCTTGGTGGTGTCCTCGTTGGTTTCTTAGATTCCTCCAAGTATTTGGTAATGATAGTTCTATTGTAAGGGTTCGTAACCGAAAGTTACATAATTTACATAATAGATTAACTAAAGGAATTACATTCTACGATTATAAGACAAAATGGGAGTGGTATGATTTAAGAATTTCAGTTGTGGGGCCAGAATACATTCAAGATTTGGCGGATGCTATTGAAGATCATTATTACAAAATTGGTGTAAGAGACCATACTATTAAACAAATTAAGACATTTGAGCCTGATTTTGATAAAACCTATATGACTACAAAGGATCTTGATGATTATTTAGAAACCTTATACGCTAAAGAAGAAAATAATGAACAAAGAGACTAAAACAATAGCACAACAAATCAACTGGGATTTTAAGGCCAACGGTGGCTTGGAAATCAGAGATAAGAAAAATAATATAATCTATTGGGAAACCTCAAAGGGATATTGGTGGAATTCTCAAGATAGAATAATCTATGGATTGGATGATTCTGTTAAAGAAAAACAACCCAATTCTTACGATAACAAAGTAGTAGAAATTGATGGTGTAAAATATAAACTAACCAAAATATGAACAAAGTAATTAGAGATGGTAAAGTAGCAGTTCTTATTTCATATGGATGGGGAGCTGGATTTTATACTTGGGGTGCTCCTCTTGAAGCAATATTTGACCCAAATTTAGTAGTGTTGATTGAATTAGAAAATTTTGATGGTGCAGAAGAGTATGTTAAAAATACTTATCCAGGTATCAATACCGGAGGAGTTGAAGATTTATATATAGAGTGGGTAGATGAAGGTGAAGAATTTACTATCAATGAGTATGATGGAAGTGAAAGTATTCAATTTAAAAACAAAATACAATGGATTACAGCATAAGACCGGAAGTATTTGAAAGAATTATTATTGAACTTAAAGAACAACAAGAAAGATTAGATAAAGCATATGAAGCAGGTATTGACCATATAAACTTTACAGGCTCATATGAAAGCGTTATCGCTATGTTGATTGGTTCAATTTATGGTATGGAGGGTAGAGATACATTTGATTGGTGGTGTTATGAAAAGAATTTTGGGAAACGAACCGATTTGACAATGACAGATAAAGATGATAATGAACTATGTAGAACCATAGAAGAATTACATCAGTATTTGGAAGAAAATAAAGTAAATGATTACTACCTCTCAAAATATCAAATTATGACAGATGAGGAACGAAAGGATTTATTAGATAAATTAATATCAGATTATGAAAAACCTTAAATACTATTACATCGAATTTATCTATCAGTCAAAATGTCTAATAAACTTTTTCAAAAATATTTGGAGATTTAGAAAACCACTATATCAATTTAGGTGGTGGGATTACTACACTCTATTACAATTTATGCAGATATCCATTGAGCATATGGGGGATAGAACCAAATCCAAAGGTACTGGAGTTGATTCTACTCGCATCCCTAAAATTGCTAAAATGGAAAGAGCAAGTCAGATTCTAAAAAACCAAATGAATGATTATGTTTATATGGATATGGCTGAAGAAAAGTATGGTAAGTTAATTGATAATGATGGTGATTTTATTCCATTGCCTGATAGACCCAATTCTTTTACTTATGAAGATAAATTAACCGATGAAGAGAGGGAACACAATAGCAAGGTATTTTTATATTCTGCTGAATTAGAAGAAAAGGAATGGGGAGAATTTTGTAATATCATAAAAGATAAGAAAACAGGCCTAAAGAGTTGGTGGGATTAAATTTGAAAATATAAAAATTATTTTGTATATTTAAGTATGAAAACAATATTCATTGGAGATATCCATGGCCGTCCAATTTGGAAGGACATTGTAGCAAAAGAAAACGCTGATAGGGTTATCTTTATTGGAGATTACTTTGATAGTTTTGATATACCTGGCATAGACCAAATTCATAATTTCAAAGAAATAATTGAATATAAAAAAACAAGCGGTAAAGAGGTTATCCTATTAGTAGGTAATCACGATTTTCATTATATGAATGTTGGTCAAACTTATTCAGGTTTTCAACCCGCTCTTAAATTTGATATAGAAATGGTACTGAAAGAAAATATGGAACATCTTCAAATGGCATATTCCTTTGATAAGTTCCTATGTACACACGCCGGTGTATCTTCAGTATTTATGGATAGGTGGTTTAGAAATATGTGGGATTGTGATAATTTGGTTGAGAAATTAAATGAAACATTTATATACAGCCCATCTATTTTTAAATTTACAGGATGGGACCCCTATGGTGATGATGTAAACCAATCACCAATTTGGATTCGTCCACGATCTTTGTTATGGTCAAATAAAAAAAGAGGAAAAGATTCTATCAAAGATAGATTTATACAAATCGTAGGACACACCGAAGTTAAATCTATTGATATAAAAACAACAGATAAATCAATGGGGGGTAAATACTATATGATTGATGCTTTACCCTCAAAAGAATATTTAATATATGATGGTGAACTTAAAGTAGGAAAATTATGATATACGCAACAGCAAAAGAAGAAGAAGCAATGAGGGAATGCTATAGGAAACTATATAAAGCATCCACCCCACCGGCCGATTTTGATGAATTAATGGACAACGCCACCATAGATGAAAATGGGCAAAAGGTAATTGATTTTATGGCACATGAAATTTGTGAATACGAATTTTCTGAAATCGTAGATGAAGTTATTAAAAAATATAAAATTAAAACCCATAGAGTAACACCATTCAAAAACTCAATCTATTTGGGTTGTAGTCCTAAATTTAAGAAAACCGAACAATGAATATTTTATCTTTAATAATAGCAATTGTAATAATGTTTGTAGCACAAGTATTAACATTTTATCAGCTACAAGGCCCACTTAAAATCGATTGGTTTAAGAATAACTATTGGCTTGTAGTGTTAATGGGAATACCCATCTCAATACTTTATATGTCCTCAGTAAAACATTTTGTGGATGCTTACAATGGATTAATTTGGCCAAGTCGAATAATTGGGTTTGGAATTGGAGTGATTGTATTTACAATTATGGCTCAATTATTGTTTGGAGAACCATTAACATCCAAAACGATTGCTTGTTTAATTTTATCGTTAGGAATTATTTTAGTTCAATTATTTTGGAAATGATTTATTTCATCGTATTTATTCTACAAGTTTTATTTAATATTGGTAAAGTATTTGAAATTAAACTTACATATGAAAATAAAACAAATGCTCTGCTTTTAAATTCTATCTTTATTAATTTAGTTAGTTTGGGTTCGATTTATTATTCAATAGATAATTTATTAAAAGGTGATTTTTGGGTTATATTTTTCTATGTATCCGGAAGTGTTTTTGGAAAATGGATAGGTATGACTAAAGTAAAAAATTATAGAGCTAAACTTTTATCATTCTTTAACAATGGAAATAAGGACAACTAAATACGATGAAGTAGAAAAAGAATTGGGTCACCTAAAATCTGATTTATTAGATAAATCCGCTACATATCAGGGTGCCTATTTTAAAGATAAATTAGTTGGTGTAGTTTCGTATGTGGAACATCCCAAACATATTTATTTAGGACACGCTTATGTTGTAGAAGAACATCGAGGTAAAGGCATTTATAAATTACTTTGGGAATATAGAAATATGAAAGTAAAAGAATTAGGAAAACCCCTTATAGCGCATTGTAATGTATCTAGTTTAAAACACTTTTTAAACAATGGCTTTACTTTAGATAAGGGATTGTTTATGGTTGTAAAAGAAATGGAATAAAAGAATTTATCAAAAAAACCGTAAAATTTAATACACTACCACAATGATACTTGACTATTTAAATTTCTACTTAACCGGATGGGCATGCATGGCTTGCCTACATGCTGCAATAACTGGATTTAATCCGGAAATTACCGGACATAAAAGATTCCTAATAGAGACATTATTATGGCCTTATTACTTACCGGTCTCAATAGGCTTGTTCACTGCAGGGTTTATAAAAGGCTTTCAAGATACACTTAGGAAAAAAAAATAGAGAAAAATAAAAGTTCAAAACTTTTTTTAACCAGGAAACTTTCTTTAAATTTGAGCAGATAATTGTGTATAACTAAAAATTTAAACTATGTTACACACACCCCTTCCTGACTTTGGCGGACTGACCAAAGCCAATCTCCAGCAGATGGTACCTCACGCCTTTCGTGAAACTCCGTCTAATCCTAGGTTAAGTGACAATTATGTTCACGTACCTACCTACGAGGTTATTGACGATCTCGAAAAGCTTGGTTGGTACCCAATGCAAGCCTCTCAGCGAAAGCATCGTAAGGCCGACAGTATTTTTACAAGCCATATGGTTAAGTTCCGTAACCCTGATCTAAAGATCTCAGGGCAAAAGAGGGATGATAGTTACCCGGAGATAATTCTTTTAAATTCTCACGATGGACTTTCCTCTTTTAAATTTATGATTGGACTGTATAGACTTGTTTGTTCGAACGGCTTGATAATTGCTACAGACCAGTTTGCAGATTTTAAGATCAAGCACATGGGTTATACTTTTGAAGAGTTGAGAGCCATGGTAGAGGGTACTGTACAGGAGTTACCTAATAAGCTGCAGATTTTAAATGAAATGAAGAATACGGACTTAACTCAAACTCAACAAGAAGAATTTGCAATTAAAGGGTTTTTACTGAGGAGAGGAGTTGTACCGGCAATTGAAAAACCTCTACAGGATACCGTAGACCAGGGAACCGTACAGGCCATACTGCAGCCTCAAAGAGAGTCCGATAAGGGAAGTGACCTCTGGGTAACTTATAATAAGGTACAAGAGGCAGTAATCAATGGAGGATTCCATGGAGCTTTAGCGGGAGCTAGAGTTAGGAAAGTTAAGAAGATAACTAACTTCCATAAGGATATTCAACTCAATAGACAATTATTCCAACTAGCTACGGAGTACCTACCGGCGTAAGTATTAGGGGGGAAGTAGGGCCTTCGGGCCCTATTTCTTTGTTTCTTTTTTTACGTATATTCATATACTTAGAATACTATGCAACTACTCGCCACTCACCCAATTAAGAAGATGGATTTAGGGTTCCATGGAAATCTCTTTGGGGGAAAATTATTAGCGTGGGTAGATGCTGCCTTAGCAGCTTATGCTATGGAGATATGCCATTCTAAAAATATGGTTACGATATCCATAGATAAATGTATATTTAAGAGACCAGCTAAGGAAGGTTCGTTATTAAAAATATACGGGAAGTTAATCCGATTGGGTAATACATCAGCTACATTTGATGTTGAGGTTAGGTCATATAATGTGTTTAAAGAAGAAGAGGTTACTATATTAACTACATCTATGACATTTGTTAGAGTAGATGACGAAGGTGGTCCTATACCAATCTCAGAACAAGTCAAACGAATTTTTAATTCAAAATGAATCTAGGTGAAATTATACAAATTGAAAGTAACTGGTACCAGGTATACAGAAGTTTAAAAGAGCCAAAACAACTACCTAGCGAAATGGTCTCTGAATTAAGACAACTGTATGGATGTACCCATACCTTTCGAAGTGATAGTAAGCTATTCCTTTGTAAAGAAGTTCCTGTTGTAGAATTTGAAGAGATATTAAATTAAACTATATATGATAAACTGGTACTACAAACCTTCCGGCTTATGTCCAGTACAATCCGAGGGTATATTCTTGAATTATTATTTCTATTTTAGATCAAGACACGATCGAGCAACTATAGATTTTGCTAAAAGCGAAGAAGACTGGAGACAAGAAAAAGTTATTACCTTTACACTGCTAACTACAGAATCACCTAAAGCTGGATATCTCCCAAAATGGAAATGTATATTGCTTATATATTGGGGATGTATAAAATTTTTATTTAATAAACATAAGTTATGGAAAACAAATCAAAACAAGTAGAAAGAATCACAACAAAGATTCAAGAAGGACTCCAAATATGGGAAACAATTGGAGGAACACCAGACATAAAACAGGAATATGAAATTAAACAATTTCCTAAAATGTATCATCCCACAGATGATTCAATTAGTATTCCTTTGTTTGTGGATGGTAAAAAAATAGTAGTAGAAATTAAAACAGTTTAAGTTATGACACAAAACGACTATGTAGCTGTTATACAAGAACGCTTAGATTGGTGTGTTCAAACTGAACGATACGAAATGGCTGCCCGTCTTAGAGATTTAATTGAATATGAGACAACGGAAGATGAGAATGTTAAAAACAAATACTATATGTATTTAGCAAAAAAGTATGCTCCTGATTTTTATGAAGTGGTTAAACATAAGTATGAACCCAAAACTTTATCAAATTGATTCATATTTATTAGTATGGTAACATTTCTCATTATATTACTTATAGTAGTTCCTCTATCTATCAGGTGGGCTAAATCTATTGAATATATGAAACAAAATCATTCCGATTACAAAGGATTAGATTTGTTTGATGAAGAAGATAAAAACATGGTGTAGGTAATGAGTAAAATACTTCCTACCGTTACTACTGAAGTAGATGATGATGATATTAACACCTGGGATGTAACGTTATTAGACGGCCTTGATGATGAACCTGATGATGTTTAAGTTGTAAAAGTTAGTAACCTTATCTTATATTATTACGAAGTAATTTCGTAGTATGAATATAGAAAAAGTTACAAGAAAAGAAGTACTCCTTGCTGTTGAATATTGCACTAATACCTTAGGTCTTTCAAAATACTGTACATCGGCACCTAGCCTTGTTTACATAACAAGTAATAAAATTAAAACTGCCGATAGGGGGTGTTACGATGATGATAATAATAAGATATTAGTTTACCGTAAAAGACATCGAAGCGTTGTTGATTTAGCTGATACGATTGTACATGAATATACACACTACCTTCAGGATATGGAGAAGTACACCGAACTAGCTCAGGAGTATGACTACGACTTACACCCTTATGAAATAGAAGCTGCAGAGAATGCTAAAAAATATAGATGGGATTGTCGAAGGTATATGGTCAGGACTAAAAATAAAATAAAAAAAAAATAGGAGCTCTAAGTAAAGTTTTTTGAAAGTTGAGCAGATAATAACAAGAACTTAAAAACCCTTTAAACTTTTTAACATGAAACGAACATTAACACGCAGAAGAGAAAACTCAGTCTCTAACAAAGTACTTCTTTGTTTGAGAGAGCATTCAGGAGGTCTTACTCAGGCCGATCTTGTAAAGTCGCTAGGAGTTAATTATGAAAAAAGCAGACAAGATTCTGCTACTATTCGAACTGCTATTCGACAATTACGGGCGGAAGGCCATATGATTATCGATCATCCAATCACTAATCCACTCACCGGTACTACACTAATTAAGAAATACCAACTGGTTAAAAATTCTAAAAAGTTTTATGACTGGTTTGTTAAAAATGCTGTAGAAACTGGCTTTAGGGTCCGTAAAGGTAGGCCAACAGATAAGTAGGTTTGTGGTTAAACTTACCTGCAAAGAGAGGTTAAAAGCATTGGGGGGACTTATAATATTCTCCCCTTTGCTTTTTTACTATGTCTATAGATACGGTAAATATAAGTCGGGTAAAAAAATCCGAAAGTAAAGTAAAGCTTCCCAAGGGTTGAGCAGATAAAGGTTAACTTAAAAATAACCAAATAATATGAAACAGTTTAAAGTAGGGGAGAGAGTAACTGCTTTTCGAAGCAGGACCAGTAACATTTATTTCACCGAGGTTGCGGCATTGCCAATGCTGTCTCCGGCTAAGGAAGCTGAAGTAGCTTACAGAGCGCGGGAAGGGGATAAAGAAGCTATAGACCTATTAGTTAAATCTAATTTAAGGTTTGTTATATCGGTAGCTAAGATGTACGATAATGCTGGGGGGAGGCTCTTAGAGGACTTAATTGCTGTTGGCAATAACGGGTTGATAGAAGCAGCTCATAAATTTGACCCGTCAAGAGGCTTTAAGTTTATATCTTTTGCTGTTTGGTATATCAGAAAAGAGATGTTAAAGTATTTGAATAGCCATGGGCATATTGCAAAAATACCCGTCACCCATAAACGTATTCAGAGAAAAGCTAGGGAAATATCAGGAGCTATCTTTACGGAAGAAGGTCGAGAGCCTACCGATCAAGAGATCTTAGAGCGTCTTAGGAAGACCTTAAAGAATTTAGGAGGATTGCAGATGGGGGTTATGAAAGCAGCAATGAGTGTCGGGGAGCATTATGGTAGTTTAGATGCACCTGCTACTGAAGATGGCGACCTAACTTTTGCAGATCTATTAGCTAATCCTGATTCTGATAATGATTCCGAACACCAAGAAGAAATGAATTTGTCGTTGCAAAAGTTGTTAAGCTGTTTAACTCCGCTTGAGAGAGTAGTTATAGAAAAACGATACCTCTCAGGATCATCTGAGTACCCTGAATACTCTTCTATTGCCTTAGCTATAGGCTCGGATGTTAAATCTGTTCAAGCTACTGCTGGTAGGGCTTTTAGAAAATTACAACGTTATTCGACCTGTGTAAGTAACCCATTTAAATCATAAAGAGATGTTAAATTTGTACGATAAACTACGCTCAGACCTTCGAGACAAGCTTCAATCTAATCTCATAAGTTATCCTATCACCGGAGAAAATCTAGTGGAGAAACTAAAGAAAGAAGATAATTTCTTGCAGTTAAGTTTAGCCGATATGTTTAATCTACTGCACCTTACAGAAAGTCAGATAGAGTATAAGAAAATACTGCTGGAGTTACGAGAGGTATTTACGACATTTTATACCGAAGAGTAAGTAAAGTTCTTCAAAGGTTGAGCAGATAATAGTTAAACTAAAAAAACTATTATGGAGACATCACAATGGACCAGAGAAGAGTTAATGACTTTTCTTAAACAGTACATTAAGTCCGGAGTACGAACTACGGAAGAATTTTCTAGTAACAGTCAGGGAGGTGTATGGGTGAGTGGTGAGGATATGTCAGAGTACCAAGGTGCTGTTATTTACGATTACTATGCCGAGGGTTCGTTATACGAACTTGGAGTATTGGTTGAATTTGAGAGCATACTCCAACAACACGGCTGGTACTCCGAGTGGTACGATGCAGGAACTGTAATGATTCAACCTGAATAACCTATGAAAGAAGTTCTACGAGATTTACGAGCAGAGATACTTAGCCTGAAAGTTAAGCTGGGTGATAATGGTACCTACGGGTTTATAGATAAGGAGCATTTAGTAAATGCTAAAATAGAGGCTTTAGAGTGGGCATACAACCTCATTCAAAAGAAAGGAATGACTTTATGAAAGATATAACCTTTATTAGTTTTGATATAAAAGAGGCTTTAAAACCTCATGTATATGTACTTAAGGTGGGTGGGAGGTATGTAAAGTATACTGAATTTATAACCACAACAGGTACGGTATTTGAAGTACTAATACAGGATATGGAAGGGGTGCCTATTGGTGGGGAGGAGTATGAAGTATTAAAAGGAGTACTTAGAGAGTTTGTAGAGGGTGAACTATTAACCTAAAATTTTTATTAACCCTAGCCTATTTATAGTAAACGTTAAATCAATTGAATAATATGAAAGATAATTTCGACTTAAAAAAATACTTAACTGAAAACAAACTAACTCCGTTAAGTAAGCATTCAAAAGAACATCCTGACTTTATTAGTTATAAAGGTGCTAAGTACCGTAGGGTTGGACTTGTAAATGAAAATAGTGAAGCTCCTACTTCGGATTCCGTTCTCTTAGATGAAAGGTAATACCAAATCATTTTTAATTACCCCTAGCCTATGTCCTCAAATCAACCTAAATACATTACCTATAAAGGTGCTAAGTATCAAAGAATACCTACTCTAAATGAAAATACATTAGGGTTATCGGATGATATGTTGATACAGTTACGTAAATCTAATGGTATTCCTGAACTTATGTTAGATAAACAAAGTTGGGAATCTTTATATGACAAATATGGTGACGAATTATTAAAAGGGGACCCGAGAACCGTTAGTTATGAAGATTTTAACCAAGAAATTGAAAACACCGGAAAAAGAAAGATAGAACAGTATCGTTCCATGTATGAAAAAATGAAATCTGTATCACATAAAAGTAGAAATATAAAAAGTAGAGATTTTCAAACAACGTTTAATCGTTATAAAGATGACCTCAAATCAACCTAAATACATTACCTACAGAGGTGCTAAGTACGAAAGAATACCTACACTAAATGAAATAAAAGTAGATCCTACTCCCGGTCTCTTTTATACCTTATTTAAGGACCAAGATGACGATCATTTATTAACTTTTAAAGGTTACATAACTACACCGAATCGGAGCCGGACTGCATTAGAAGCATTTAAAAAATGGTTCGACGAGTCAGGTGAAAAAAATAGAGAGAGAATTTTCAATATAGACGCCCAGGATGGACGAGACGCGGAAGATGCGGAGGATTTTCTTAGAAACTCAGGTATTGAACATGAAGAGAACCGAATGATAGAACTTAACGGTAAGACTCTTAAAGTTGATGTACTTCGTAACCCTGTAGAGATACCAACCTATTTTATCTTCTATGGCAAGCTATCGCAGGAAGATATTAATGACATAGTGTATATGGGTGTCTACGGTGTATTTGACCTCATAGATGGACAGTAGTACTAAAACATTACATCAAGCTAACTGATTTAATTCTGTAATAAAAGTAAAGCTCTTCAAAGGTTGAGCAGATAATAGTTAAACTAAAAAACTATTATGAGACAACCTAAACAAAAATCTCCGTACATAAGTACGGGGGGTATCAATCATGAAGAATTGGTACTTGGTAAGCATGTTGCTACTCTTAAAGACATCAAAGCAGACCCTATACTCTATGCCGATCTGGTGTTAGACCTGCTGGCTTATTGGCAGCTAGGTACTAAAGAGACTCAGACTATGAGATACTTTAAGGACTTTTTTAATAAATAAAAGTATGAAAAACACATCCAACCCCCCTTATCGTTTATTAAAGCAAATTATGTCTTTAAGTTTAACGAAGTACGAAAAATTTCAACGATTGCAAAATTTAGGATATTACCTGGATTGCTATTTACATATGGGGCAACTAAGAAGTAAAAAGGTATGAAACCAAAAGAAGACTTTATTACCCATATTGAAAATCTCATTGACGAGAAAATGGAGCGTATCATCGGTAAACCTGATTATAGCTCGGGTTATAGCCCCTTTCTAGATAGATTTATGGTGAGCTATTAAGATGGTGACCCTGAAAGTTCTAGTGAAATAGCAAATCAAGTAGTCGAGTTTGTGAATAATAGTCTAGAAAGAAATATAGTTCAAATAGGAAACTATACCAGGGCCCAATTTTGGTTAACCCACAATATAAAGTAAAATAGCAACATGCAAAAACAAAATAAAAACACAATCAATTCATTCAGCACAACATTCGTTTCAGTGTTAGGACAACTCATTATAGGGTTGCTCTTAATGACGATTATTTTTGCGGTGGCAGTTCTTGTAAATCCTGATATTGTAAAGCCATGGGTAGAGTAGGGGAATAATAGTTTGAAGTTAATTGGTATATTAAGTAAAGCTCTTCAAAGGTTGAGCAGATAATAGTTAAACTAAAAAATCTTTAATCCAATGACACCTACCCTAACCTCGCGTCAATTCATTAAGTGGCGACTATCTATCCGCCAGGAACTTAAAAGTGCAACTCTTCCTTCCTACGGAGAAGTTATCAGAGAGTATACTGTTAATTGGAAGCTTTATAAAGACTACCTAGTAGTTAAGGATAATCAACAAGCTATTAAAATTTAATAACAGCTACTATGTCAGAATTAAAACTACAGGAGGCTATAACTTTGTTCGGAGCAGAACTAGTTAACCAAGTTATTGAAATAGTTGACATGTCCGATGCCGATAGTGCGTATAGCCTCTACGAGGATCTTGGACATTTTGAACATGCTGAATGTATAAGCTTACTTTACTTTGAAGACTAAATTTTAAAAACCTTATGAAATACCAACACCTTTATGATCGTCTCAAGCCTGAGACTAAAAACATCCTTGAACAGGAGGCAGCAGTTTACCCCTATACCTATAAAGAAATGTTAGAGGAGTTGAGAAATAAACGTTCTCTTCTAGACTTATCCTATAATACTGTTCGACTCTTTGCAGGTATATCGGCATTACATCCTATCATGGGGACTCCAAACTTTACGGAAGCTTTTTTGTTTCAAAACTGGATTAAACTCTTTGAAGAAAACTAATATGATAGTACCTAAATCAGAACGCCGAGTAAATCTCGAAATAGACCTAACAGGTCCTCAAGGTAATGCCTTTTACCTGCTCGGTACTGCCCGCACCCTAGCTCGTCAAATAAGCAAAGATCCTAACCCTATTATTGATCAAATGATGGCAGGAGATTATGAGAATCTAGTTGAGGTATTTGATCGAGAATTTGGCGACTTTGTTACGTTAATAAGGTAAAAAACACTGAAATGAAAACATATAAACAATACCAACAAGTAGTTCTGGAATGCGATGAAGGGTACGTCGATGTAGTATTTAAGGTTGAATATAGCCTTGAGAATGACGGAATCGGAACATATGAGTTCTGGGGGTCTCAAGAGTTTGACCACGGTCGAACTTATTCCGTTATCGAGAATCTAACTTGGGATAGAGATAAGCATAGCCCCCAGGAGAACACGTCTATTGAAAAGTATCTAGAAGATATGTCTAATTATGCTCATCTGGATGAAGAGCTCTGTAAGAGATTGGATGAAGGTTTAATAGACATGGGTCCGGATGAGTAGCTTCCGGTAATCAAAGTAAACTTTTAAAAAGGTTGAGCAGATAATAGTTAAACTAAAAAAAAGTTATGAAAAATTGGACAAAAGCACAGCTTGATAAAGAGTTAAAAGATCTCAGAGATGGAGTTAGAGATGCTGGTGATATAGATGCTTCGATGGTATTTGATATCGCTAATGGATGGTTGATGGATAATCCCGGGGTAGAGATCGCTATTGAGGAACACTACAATGCTTCAGATGTACAAGGTTTCGTAGCAAACCGAATTATCTAAAATAAAAGTTATGACAAAAGAAAACAATCCGTACATTGATGCTAATAGAATCGATCGTAGACAGCAAATCGAAGATGCGTATGCGCCAACGCTTGAAGACATCAAAAATGACCCTGAGTTCTATGCTGAATTAGTTAATGATTTAATGTATCATTGGATATATGGGACACGAGAAACTAGATTGATGTTTTTAGCTAAAGAATCTTTGTTGATTAGTCATGGAAGAGTAGATGATTTAATGTCATATTATGACGACGTATACGAATTAAATAAATAAAAGTTATGACAAAAATAAGCCTCAAACAACAACTCGAAGCATTCGACCAAGGTATAATCCTTGACTCAGAAGGTAGTGAAAACGATTGCTACAATTTCTACGATTGGTTTTGTA